ACCACAAATAGCTGCGTAGCAGTAGTCGAAAACGGAATCCCAAAAGTAATTGAAAATTCAGAAGGCGCACGTACTACACCTAGTATCGTTGCCTATGCTAACGAAGAAATCCTAGTTGGTGCAAGTGCAAAGCGTCAAGCAGTTACAAATCCTAAAAATACTATCTATGCAGCCAAGCGTCTAATCGGACGCAAGTTCCAAGAAAAGGCTGTGCAAAAAGATCTTGACCTTATGCCTTATGAAATCTTTGAAGCCAAGAATGGCGATGCATGGGTTAAGGCACAAGGTAAAGAACTAGCTCCTCCACAGATTTCTGCAGAAGTCCTTCGTAAGATGAAGAAGACCGCAGAAGATTACCTAGGTGAAACTGTTACCAAAGCAGTTATCACTGTACCTGCATATTTCAATGATCAACAACGTCAGGCTACTAAAGATGCCGGCCAGATCGCAGGACTCGAAGTACTCCGTATCATCAACGAGCCAACTGCGGCTGCATTGGCCTACGGTGTAGACAAACAAGATAAAAAAGATCGTAAGGTAGCTGTGTACGACCTAGGTGGTGGTACATTCGATGTATCTATTATTGAAATCGCTAACGTCGACGGCGACAAACAGATCGAAGTTCTTTCTACCAACGGAGATACATTCCTCGGCGGTGAAGACTTTGACCAACGCATCATGGACTACCTTGTTGAAGAATTCAAGAAGGATCAAGGCGTTGACCTTACCAAGGATACCCTAGCACTACAGCGTTTGAAAGATTCCGCAGAAAAAGCTAAGATTGAACTATCTAGCTCTGCACAAACAGAAGTTAATTTGCCTTACATCACAGCAGATGCTAGTGGTCCTAAGCACATGAACATCAAGTTGACTCGTGCTAAACTAGAAAGCCTAGTTGAAGATCTAATCAATCGTTCATTGGCTCCTTGCCGTACAGCTATGCAAGACGCTGGTGTTACAGCCGCTGACATTGATGAAGTTATCCTTGTTGGTGGTCAAACACGTATGCCTAAGGTCCAGGAAGAAGTTGAAAAACTTTTTGGCAAAGCACCTCGCAAAGATGTTAACCCTGATGAAGCAGTTGCCGTTGGTGCTGCGATTCAAGGTGCTGTGCTAGGCGGTGATCGCAATGACGTTCTATTGTTAGACGTTACTCCACTAAGCCTAGGTATTGAAACACTGGGCGGTGTGATGGCCAAGTTGGTTCAAAAGAACACTACTATTCCTACCAAAGCTAGCCAGACATTCTCGACAGCAGAAGACAACCAGCCTGCGGTTACAATCAAAGTTTTCCAAGGCGAGCGTGAGCTTGTACAATACAATAAGCTCTTAGGTGAATTTAACCTAGAAGGTATTGCACCAGCACGTCGTGGTCAGCCACAGATCGAAGTAACTTTTGATGTTGATGCCAACGGTATCATGAACATCTCTGCCAAGGATAAGAACACTGGCAAAGAAAATAAAATTACCATCAAGAGCGATTCTGGTCTAAGCAAAGAAGAAATCGAACGTATGGTCAAAGAAGCAGAAGCTAACGCAGAAGCAGATAAGAAACAGAAAGAACTTATCGAAGCTAAAAATTCAGCTGAGGCTCAACTGCATGAAGTTAGAAAAGACCTAGCGGACTACGGATCTAAGATTACTGAAGAACAGAAAAGAGAAATCGAGGACGTAGTTAAAAACGTCGAGGAAGCAGTTAAGGGCGACGATGCTGAAAAAATCAAAGAGGAATTAAACAAAGTTTATCCTGCGATGAAAGCATTACTCGATGTAAAGATTTCTGAAGAACAGGCCAAGGCACAGGCCGAAGCAGGTCCTGCACCTAGCGACGACGGCGTTGTGGATGCAACATTTACAGAGAAGAAGGACTAAAAATGGCAGACGGAGGAAAAGGATCTAGACCGCGCCCATTTAGCGTTGATCAAAAAACTTTTGACTCTAATTGGGACAACATTTTTAGAAAAGATAAAAAAGAACATTCTGGAGTTGAAGAAAAAAATATTCAACAAACAGAAAAAAGAATTACCGATCACTCATCTGAGGATCAGTAATAGGGCATAGGGCCCACAGTATCTTACTTTATAAGGAGATTTAAAATGACACAATTAACACGTTTTGACCCAGCAGCTCTAAGCAGAGCATTAATCGGTTTTGATCGTATATTTGACGAGATGGAGCGTCGATATTCAAACCAACCATCTAACAACTATCCTCCATTTAATATTTCTCGAACAGGAGAAAATTTCTATGAGATAGCGTTGGCTGTAACTGGATTTGAAAAGAGCGAAATCTCAGTACAGGTAGAGGCTAACGATCTAACTATCCGTGGTGAAAGCAAATCATCAAACGATGATTCTGAAAAAGAATATCTACATAGAGGCCTAGCTCTCCGTAACTTCGAAAGAACTTTCACTCTAGCAGAGCATATGAAAGTTAAAAAAGCTGAAATTAAAAATGGAATTCTTTTGATTCAAATCGAAAGAGAGATTCCAGAAGAATTGAAGCCTAGAGTTATTGACATTGTAGAAATTAAGTAATATAATAAAGGGGAAGGAAACTTCCCCTTAAATTTATAGGTAAGATATGACCACAGAAATCAAAACCGAAGAGAAAACAGTAGTAAAAATTGCACCTCCAAAGAAATGGAAAGTTCTTCTAATGAACGATGACCATACTCCTATGGAATTTGTTATCGAGCTACTGGTACAATTATTCGGACATTCGGAAAACACTGCCAAAGATATCACGCTGGAAATCCATAATACAGGCAGCGGAGTGGCAGGAGTTTACAGTTACGAAATCGCTGAACAACGAGCACTAGAGGCAACACAACTATCTCGAAGAAACGGACATCCTCTCCGTATTCAATTAGAGCCAGAGGAATAAATTCTTAAGTTAAATATTCGACTATGAGCTTAAGAGAAATTACCAAAGACCTCCACCACGAGGCAGAAACAACTAAATTCGCAAAACTTCTATTAAGTGGAAAAATCACTAAAGAAGATTATGCAAACTATCTGTATCAATTGATATTGATTTACAACGCGATCGAACTAGGAAATCGTGTAGAAGGTAACTTTAACAATCTTCCAGGATTAGAAAGAACACATACCATCTATCAAGATTTTATAGAAATCGCAGGAGTCGATCACGATTACAAGTGGTTACCTGGTACTATAGATTACTACAATTATCTTTTAGAACTAGTTAGAGATCCTGTTCAACGTCCTAGGATCAAAGCACACTTATACTGTCGTCATATGGGAGATCTAAATGGCGGCCAGATTATCAAGAAACAAGTGGCGCATATTTCAAAAGGTCGCTTCTACGACTTTAAAAATCCAGACGAACTTAAAGTAGCTATACGCTCTGAACTCACAGATGATCTAGGCGACGAAGCCAGGGTAGCTTTCCAATGGGCTATTAAGATGATGCGAGAGCTGTACAATGGAGAGTAGGGTCTGGAATACTCTAATAGGAATACAGCATCTATTAGAGCAAAGATTTTCAGAAACAGGAATAGAAACACAAGAACCCGGAATGGATCGATTCAATCAGCCGGGTTGGGTTAATCGTGTATGGACTTCTGGAAACTATCGCAGAGCACACGTTGATGTGGTAGATGCCAGAGAAACCAAAGGTCTCTGGATGATGCACTGTTGTATTTTCCCGCATATTCATAACTCTGCTCCTATATTTGGTTTTGATGTAATCGCAGGTAAGAATAAGATCACGGGATGCTTTGTAGACTACAGTCCTACCACAGATCGCGAACATCCCATGATTCAGTATTTCGCTGAAGAAGTCAGTAGATACGAGTGGATTCGTAAGCGTGAATTACCCGATTGGGCACAACGTATTTTCAGCTCTCACATGGTGGCAGCTGGAAATGTCAGCAACGAAGACGAGCTATCACAGATAGAAAGTCTAGCCCATATACTAGTAAACCATTACTTAGAAACCGTGGGTGAAACTAATAACACAGTAGCGGACAGTACATTTGAGCAGAATTTTTACGCACAGAATCAGAAACAGAATCCGCATACTCCTAGAGTAATGACCAGCTTGGGTTTAGATGAAAACGATGTAAAGGTTTTTATCCAGGATTGCCTGTTCCCAGAAATCCGATAAATACTCTCATGAGAGCATTTGAATTTGTAGATCGATCTTTAACCGAAGCGCCTATTGGAGTTTCTGGACTTTTTAAGTATCAGGGAACTAAGAAGGATCGTATTCCTGTCTTTTTAAGTAAAATAGAGAAAAGCAGTCCTTTTACGATTAACACAAAAGAAGGACCGAAAGAAATAGTTATAGATCCCACAGAGCTAGAAAAAGCTAAACAGTGGGTACAGAATCCTACGTCGAATTTAAAATTAAAAACCACTGACGAAAAATATCCTATTGTTCCGTTTGGAGCTATCGTAAAAACCAAGGACTTTGGCGGAGAAGTAGCAGGTCAAAGAGAAAAGATAGAGCAAGGTCAAATAGGAGAAGTTCAGTCTCAATTAGAAGATGCTAAAGCTGGACGTCCCTCTGTAAAATTAAGAGTAGGCGACAGAACTGTAAATGCTGCTTCAGTAGAAAAAGAAAGAGGCTCAGTTAACGGTCGTGCTCCTAAAAGCGATATGACTGTGTTAGATCCGGAAGGCAACCCTGTAGCATGGGTAAGTCTAAAAGGAGAACCTTTCCGCTGGGGCGGATGGCAACACCTAGCAAAAACACCAGAAATTGCAGAATGGTTAGACAGGATCCGCAAAGTTAATAACGGCGTTTTTGAACCCGATATGAGTTTCGGATTAAACATATCGGATGAATTAGCAAATAAAATCGTATTTGGAAAAGAGTTCGGCAAAGATCGAGGTTTCTCTAATGTTGATCTAGTTCTTATAGGTGATGTTAAAATAGAACAAGGTGAATTATCTGCTAATCGTTCTTATGTTAACGGAACAACTCCTACTGGTCCGGATAAGCCCTATCTTGTAATGCGTTATATGCAGGGTAGGAACGATGTAGGATTTAAGAATGTTCGATCAGAAACAAACACAGCCAGCGAAGGCCGTAAAGTTAAATGGTTAAACAACGATTCTGATGTAGATTCAGCTATTAAGATGTTTTCAGATGAAAAATCCGAAAAAGAAAAACTAGCTGCAATGACTCCAAAAGAACGTGCTGCTTACAGAAAAGAGAAAAAACAAGCAGCTCAACCCCCACAAAATAATACTATCTGATATTCCTTTTCATCGCTCCAGTAAATAATAATACCGAACCCCGGGAGCGAATCGATGAAAAGGTTGTTATTTCTATTATTAGT